TTCAAATGAGGCAACCAATCCTTATCGTGAATTTCGTACCAACGCGCAGTCAACGACTGATGCAAAAGGCGGCTTCCTGATTCCGGAAGGATTCTCGAATGAACTCGCCGTTGCTATGAAAGCATGGGGCGGAATGCTTCAGGTTGCCCGTACAATTCGTACCGCATCCGGAAACGACATGCCATGGCCGGCAACAAATGACACCGCCAACGTAGCCTACCAAATTAATGAGGCTACAGATTTGGAAACATCGGCTGTTGATGTAACATTCTCAAAAGCGTTGACCTTAAAAGCGTGGAAGTGGACTTCCGGTCTGGTTCGCGTATCGCGCGAAATTATCGAGGATTCATATTTTGACATGGAAACCTTGCTGAAAGACCTGTTTGCTATCCGTATGGGTCGCGGACTTAACGCTGCCTACACCACCGGAGCAGGAACAACCACGATTCAGGGAGTTGTAACCGGGGCTACGGCTTCCGGGGTAACCGCTGATGATGTTTCGTTGAGCTACGCCAACCTGCTTGATCTGATCGGCTCTGTCGATCCGGCCTATCAGGGAAATGCCCGCTTCATGTTCAACTTCTCGACCCTTACCGCATTGCGGAAACTGGTTGATGGAGTGAATCGCCCGTTGTGGGAACCGAACGTGCAGGCCGGCGCCGTTTCGACATTGCTTGGAATGCCGTACACGATTAATCAGGACATGGCCTCCATTGGCGCAACCAACAAATCGGTTTTGTTCGGGGACTTCTCGAACTACCTGATTCGCGAGGTTGCTCAGGATCGCATTGTTATACTCCGCGAACGCTTCGCAGAAACCGACCAAATCGGTATTGTGCTGTTGAGCCGCCGGGATGGTCAGCTATTGGATGCTGGAATGCACCCAATCAAATCACTTGTACACGCTGCAACCTAAAAATAGTGGGCCGGTTTCGGCCGGCCCTTTATTATGAAAAAATTAATCACAGCACCGACATCGGAACCGATCACCACGGCGGAGGCTAAAATCTACCTGAAGGTAGACGATAGTACCGAAGATGCGCTGATTGCGGTACTGATTAAGGCGGCACGAATGGCAGCGGAATTGTATATGGATCGGGCGCTGATTACTCAGACCTGGGAGGCGTCGTTTGATGAATTCCCGGATCATGACGAAGATTGGACGTTTGAGCTGCATTCATGCCCGGTGTCAAAGATAAATTCGGTTAAATACTACGATGATGGCAACACATTACAAACGCTTGCCTCAACCGTGTATCAATCCGATTTTGTCAGCGAACCTTGTCGGGTTGGATTGGCTTATGGACAGAGCTGGCCGTCAACTTGCTGGAAACAAAATGCAGTTGTGATTAATTACGAATGCGGATATGGTGCGGCCGCTGCCGTTCCTGATATTATTAAGGCGGGCATATATCTACACCTCGGGCACCTGTACGAAAATCGGCAGGATGTCACGAAGGAGAAAATGAGCGAACTGCCTATGGGGTCGAAATCATTATACGATATGTGCCGTGTCTATTAAAGTTCTTTGTCTTACTGCGCTTTGGGAGCGCCAACGGGTTGCCGAGACTTGTTTTAAGGGTTTAAATCGGTTACGTGAGGAGTTTGATATAACCGTTCTGGCCGTTCATTCCGGCGATGAAATGGACTGTAGGAAGTACGATATTATCCCGTTTGAATATAAAAATCAGCCTCTTGGGGAAAAGTGGAACGCTGGACTCCGCGAGGCTTTGAAGCTAAAATGGGACTATCTGCTAACTATCGGTTCAGATGACTTGCTATCGAACGAACTGTTGAGGGGTTATTCCTGGAGTGCAGAAGCGGAAGGGATTAACCGGTGCGGGATCATTGATTTGGCAACCGGACGAAAAGCGATCTTTGAAAATTCGTATGCAATTGGATGCGGAAGGACTATCCGCCGGGATGTAATTGAAAGGATGGGCGACATGGTAACGGTGAAATACCGCGAGTCTGCCGCTGGCCCGAATATCACAAGGGTACCCGGAAAGGAAATCACCATTTCGCGGCATTTTTGGAACCGGGTTAAGGGTGCTACCGATTTGGTCAGGGAAGAGAAAAAAGTCCCTGAACTCTGGAAAAACGACATTAACCACGGACTGGATTTCAGCTCAGATACCTTGCTCAACGCTAATGGGGTTATTCAGAAAATTTATCTGTCCGATAAGATTTTAGCCGTTGACCTTAAAAGCGATGTAAATATCTGGCCGTTTGAAACATACGAAGAAAAAGATTTTGATATTGATTGGCTAAGCGAAGGAGAAAAAGATGCAATTAGGCGATTTAGATCGGCGAATTAGGGTGGAGCAATGCACGTTCGTTGCGGACTCTTGGGGTCAGCGCGTACCGGTATGGTCGACTCTTACTGATTGCTGGGCTATGCTCGCTTATGATGGCGGAGATGAAAAATTCGAGGCTGATCAAAAGGTTGCCGTCAGGGTAACGAAGTTTTTTGTACGCTACAATCCGCTCTATACTGAATTGTTGCGAGTGTTGTACGATGGTCAGTATTACGATATTCGTTCAATCGAGCCTATCGACCGGAAACGTTTTCAGGTTTTGCGGGGCTTAAGAAAGGATAATCTAACATGATTTCCGTTGAACTAACAAACCGTGCTGAGATTGTCAAGCTACTTGACCAAATCCCAAATGCTTATAACTCAAAAGCCGTACGGAGTTTGATAAAGTACGCGGTAAAACCGATGATTGAGGAAGCGCAGAGAAAGGCTCCGCGCGCACTAAAGCGGCATAAAAGCAAATATGGATGGATCGAGCCGGGAAACCTGAGCAAATCAATCTGGACTATCGACATGAAGCGAAGCAAAAAAGTTACGCTGATTGTCGGACCCCGCGTTAAGGGTGCTTTTGGAAAAGCGAGATCCGGGTATTATGGTATGTTTTTGGAACGGGGAACGAAAAACATTAAGGCGCGCCCGTTCATGCGCCCAGCTTGGGATGCAAAAAAAGACGAGGTTATCAGGCGATTTGAACAGGATGCCATTAAGATTTTTCAGAAAACGATTCAAAAATTGACCAAAAAAGGATTGATATGATTGAAGATACTATATACACACTGCTCAGTGCCGTTGGCACCGTTTCTCCAAAAGTCGCAAAACAGACTCAGGAGCAGCCGTATATGGTCTATACGATCATTGACAACGTACCCCAGAAGCGAAAAAACAGCGTTGCAGCGACCGATGTCATGAGATTACAGATTGACATATATGCCAACACCGCAAAACAATGCGGAACGCTCTATGAAGCCTTACGGCTTGCACTTGACCACACCTCAAGTGGTCAGATTCAGTTCATTTCGTACGATAATCATTTTGATAATTTCGACGAAGCGGCTGAATATTATCAACGATCAGTGGACTTTATGTTAAGGATTAACCGATGATTATAGTTTTAACAACAGATTTTGAGATTGGCGGGCACGTGAACAAAAAGGGCACGGCAATAACCGTCACGAATGATTATGGCAAGCGGCTAATTCTTAATAAGGTCGCACGGAAAGAAAATTTTGTAGAAGTTTTATCACATAAAAAGAAAAAATAATGACTGGTACAATTGGAGTAATTAACGGAAGCCTGTTCCTGTTCTACATTGATAATGTAGCGATTGGATCGGCAACATCTCACTCGCTGTCTGTTCAGGCGGCTACGAGAAACACGACGACGAAGTCAAGCGCAGGATGGGAGACCAATCTTGCCGGATTACGTTCATGGTCTGCAACCGGTTCAGGGCTGGTGGTATTTGCTGACACTTACGGATTATCACAGCTGATGGCAGCTATTACAGCTCGCACACCAGTAACCGTTAGACTGTCAACTGAAGTCACAGGGGATAAGTTCTATCAGGGTTCCGCGAACTTGACTGATATCAGTGTCGATGCTCCTTCCGAGGAAAACACAACCTACTCATTTACGTTCAAAGGATCAGGCCCATTAACCGAATTAAGTCAGACCTAATGGTAGATTATATCAATATTGGAGGCGAAAACAGGCCGGTAAGGTTTGGGATGAATGCAATTAGATTGTATTCAGAAGAATATAATGTCGCGATTGACGAGGTTGATCGCATATCGAAAAAGACAAAATTCTCAAACTTGATTGGCCTATTTTACTACGGATTAAAAGATGGCGCCCGTGCCGACAAAAAGGATTTTCCCTATGACGTGATTACTGTATCAGATTGGTTTGATGCTGACGTAAACCTGGTGGAACAAATGACGACAATCTGGATAACACAGTCGCAGGGAAACCCTCAGAAGCCGGGGGGGAATCCCGGCGGATAAACGTTTACGACCTGATGGAGATAGGGCTCGGCCAGATGGATATGTCTCCAGATGAGTTTGATGGCATTACGATAGCTGAGTTTTATTCAAAACAAAAAGGCTATCTCGAAGCTGTAAAACAAAAGGATAGAAACGACTGGCAACGAACTATTGCCCTAATAAATATTCAACTTCCGGCCGGAAAGAAAATCGACATAGACAGAATATTCAACCCGAAGCCGTTGAAGGTGATGAGCAAAGAAGAGTTTGAAACGATGGTAAAAAAATTGGAGCATTATCATGTCACTGGCAAGTCTCAACTTCCTATTTAGGGCCGATACCGAAAACTTCGAGCGGAAACTCAGACAATCGAAAA